TTTGATGATTATGGTGAACTCAAAGCAGCAGATATCAAAAGAGTTCAAGAAGAAATTTTAGAAGAGAGTAAGGCAATGATGCTAGTCGATGAACACGGTATCTTAAGAGGCTTGAGAGATGACAGAAATGTCCATAAACTCTACTGGCCCTTAGAGATGCTAAATAAGCATGACCCTTCAACAAAGAATATTCTCGCGAATACCTTTGGATGTAAGTACTTGTACGATGTTGTTAAGCTAAGCCCTTGGAGACTTTGTGCTCAAGGAAACTTGACGCTCACTCAAGCACAGAAATTGCATGAGTATGTGGTCAGTATCGGTTTCAACATGCCTTACAATCTTCAATCATTTAAAACCCCTGAACTTTGGTTTCATGAAGAAAAGTCAAGCACCTATAACCGTCGCAAGATGATTATGAGTGGTTTACCTGATCCGGAAAAGATGAGGAAGGATGTGGCCAAGCGGGCCAATAAGTTTCTCAAAACTAAGAAGGCTAAGGGCTTCCTTGAGAAGTATGAGAAGACAAGCAAAGCTGATCTCGATAAGATTAAAGAGCTTGAGCTTGAAGTTAAACGACTTGAAAAGAAGCATGATAGCACAACAAGTAAAGGGTGGAAAACCAGATGGCTTAAAATGCTCAGAGCCGCCCAAGAGAATCTTGCCCATCTTAGGCTTAAGATTAAAGGCATATTTGAGAAAAAACCAAATGGCCCCGTGTATGGACCAGAAAATAAACCTGAAGTCAGCAGCGTAAAAACTGAAGATGAAAGGTTCAAATCTGGTAAATACATACAATTGTTCCCATTACCAGAGGGTAAGGGAAACTACGAAGAATTAATTACGACCGCACGTACTTATAGGGAATCAGGATATGATCTTGATGTTATGTTTACGTGTGCAGATTGTAGAAAAAGTATCGTATTCGATGTTGATAAGAACAATCAACTGCCAAAAGTCTGTGAGGATTGCGAAGCGGATCTAAACAGTGCTGAGGAAACTTATATGTCACCTCGGGATGTAGAAGTCCTGGACCCTTCAAATACTATCTTGACAAAGGTACAAATGAAAAAGGAAAACGACGATGACAGTGTCTTCAAGTACACAGGAAAGACCAGTAACAACAAAGGCATCGACAAATACGGTTGGTGCAAGCCAATCCCAGACGGAGACGTCGGATTTGTTAGAGCAGACGCCGAATAACGTGTCACTGGCAAAGTTACTATATGATAAATTACTCCTCGAAAGCGACATCGACGAGGCTCAAGGTGAAATTACTGATGAACAAGATCTAATATGGCGGAATCAAGAACTAGCGATCAAAGATAAAGTTGATGCATACGGATATGTCTTAACGGAAATGAAAGCGGAGCTTGAAAAGATTAAAGAACTCAAAAGGGAAGCCACTGCTAGGATTACGGCTGCTCGTGATAGGGTCACGGGTAACATAGCACGGCTGAAACTGCGATTGAATAGCTTGAGCGAAGGTTCTCCCCTTCGTGGCCATATATACTCATTCTTGCCTTATATAAGTATGAGGCGTGAGGTAGACATTAAACAGGTCGAAGACAACCTGATTAATTTGACAATTGAAATTTCGGAAGCAAACTGGAACAGTATGCTCTCAAGCGCGTATGGATTGAGAGATCCGAGAGATATACCGGAGTTCACGATATTAAAGCGGGGCGCGAAAGTGTCCCAGCTTCCCGAAGATCACCCTGCAATGACGACAAAGAGAACGGCGTCAGTACGGATGACTTAGTAATGAAGCAACCAGAGTTTAGTTTATCATTATATCCTTTCTATGATTAAACTTGGGCGGGTTTTGAAAAGTTCCCGCCCATTATATTTGCGTGTAGGTTCGAATCCTACTTAACTGATGGAATGGTAGACATGCTACGTCAATGTTAGGCGTAGTGCAAATTATCCCAATACATGTAGCGGCGACAATCGTTACGGGAAAAAAAAGAGTTTTGAATGTCAGATCATACCCGTGCCGTGGTAGCAACCCCCTTTCTTACAGATAGCGTGGGTTCACGGTTGCCGGGGATGGCCCAATAGTTTACAAGGAACGGATGACTGGGATAAAATTCCGGTTCTGAGTAGAGAATATAGCGTACGACCATGATAGACATGTTAATCAGTCTTTGACCATGGCAGCTATGTTGTATAGTTAATAAGATTAACCATTCGGCTAGGGAACTCGGACATGTAGGGTCTAATACTAGTCGGACTACTTTAAGCGTTATAAAGTGCTACGGTTATAGTCGTAGTGCAAGTTTGAAGCGGACAGATACCCCATTTAACTTAGCAGAAGTGAGTTATGCGCATAGCAAACTTAAGCCTGCAGCAAACAGAGTAACTCGAGAGTCCTCGGAATTCTCATCCAGAACGGCGGGATCTCTACCCGCAAAAGCATCTCCCTGTGACACGGAGAACGCCTGATCAATATATTTTCAAAGAGTGTTCGTATCTCCTACAAGATATCATTAGATAACATTCAATCAAAACGTACATGGCGTGGTTCGAATCCTGCTTGGGCTACTAATAAACAAATTTTTGTCCTCTAATCTCCTACTAAGGGTGTCTTATTAAGTTAAGGCACTCTTTTTTTTTAGTGTATGAACTTGACAAAGACAGTTTTATTTTGTATGTTTGCAAATAACGTGCATTTTAATACTTAAATAGAATACTGTCCCCTATGATTACTTTCCACCGAACGACTGATAGAATAAGAAATAAGTACATTACATGGAAAAGTGAAACTTTATGGGGGAGAAAGCAGTGGCTCACCCGAGCCGAGTCATCTGAAGAATATTATTACAATGATGTAGACCAAACAGGTACTACATACACTTCCGCACAACATGCGAAGTTAGATATTCCCGTATCTATTAACTTCTTACACCCCATTACTAACCAAAAGTTAGCATTACTTACACAAACCAAACCCTCAGTTAAGACCTTGAGCCTAGATGGTAGAGCTAAGGAACATGCATTTGTCTTAGATAAGATGAAACATGGTATCTTATACAACTCCAATGCCCAGGGCGAGATAGAGCAGATGGTTAAGGATATGTTAATCACAGGTATGGGTCACATTATGGTGGCACCTGTAGATTTCTATAAACAAGGAATGTTTAACCTAAGGGTAATACATGTCCCTTGGGATGAGGTGATACTAGATGTTAATGCTAAGAATGTTTCTTGTGAAGATATGGAAGGGTTCTTCGTTGAACGTGCCTTTACCATACCCAAAGCATTGCAAATCTACGGTGGTATAATCAATCAAATGAAAGATCCTGATACTGGATTACCAGTTGATATCAGGAGTCTTACGGGTGAATCATGGGTAGAACAACAGATAACCGATAAGGCTAATGTTACTACTGACAATTGGAATAATGATGACAAAATAGTTGTAAGAGAGTTTTATGAAAAAGTTTTTACAGAAATGTATTTGGTTCCGGAGGAGGGACTAACCAGAATGTTCTTCAAAGAAAATGTTCCTATAGAGGATCATGCTATCTTTGAGCAACCACAAGATGTTATACCAGATGTCTACATCAAGAAGACAGTGATGTTAGGCGATTTCTCAGTATGGGAAGAAATATTACCGATTACTGAGTATCCGTTAAGGACCGCTTTTTTTGAATGGGGAGGACGGCCATACAGATCTTATGGCATGATTCACTTCACTAAAGGTATGCAAGAGGCTTTTGATAAGATCTTGCAGATAATGTTACTTAATGGAATCCTATCTAATAACGCCGGATGGACAGCCCCCAAAGGATCTATACCTGAAGAGGATAGACAGAAATGGGAGCAATTCGGTGCCAACCCTAAAGTTATAAAAGAATACGTACCTAAGGTATTTGAGAATCAAGTGATGAGACCAGAGCGTGACACTGTTACGCAACTGAGTAGCTTCTATCCTATGGTTCTAGACATGATGCGTACAGGTATGGAATACTCTTCTGGCGTAACTGCTGTGTTACAAGGTAATGCATCAGAGGCTAATGTGGAAGTATTCAGTTCTTTGCAGCAGTACCAAAACTCTGCAATGATGAGAGTCAAGATGGCTACCGGTCATATTAACCAAGTGATGAAGGAACTTGGTCAAGTTATGATTGAGTATATGGCAGCAAATCTTACTCCCGATTCGTTTTCCTTCTTTGATGAAACTGGACAACTCAATGAGTTACAGTTAGCGCTTGATATCGTCAATGATATAAAGAGATTGAAATTTTTAACGGTGAGTGTACCGTCTACCGCTATGCCAACGCAGAGGCTAGCAATAGCAACAGAGCTTGCTAAGATTGCACAATCATCTCCTGATCCTAATGAAAGACAAGTTCTTACACAGAAAGCCTTAGAGCTTAGTGATATTAGGGAATGGGATGAGATGGCAGAGAAACTTGACGTCGTGAAAAGATCCGAAGCCAAGTACAAAGCATTGCAAGCTGGATATGACAGATTACTTGAAACCTCTAAGCAGATGGAGAACAAGTTTGTTAATATCTCATTAGAAAATAGAATCCTCAAGAAACTCTCAGCAGGAGAGAAGAAGGTGGATACTAAGTTCGCAGAGCTACAGACGAAATTGAAATTAGCTGACGAATTGGCTAAGGCGAAGATAAAAGACTCGTCCGAAGCTGAGTCTAAGCGCAACAAACAATAATAAGGAAAATCTTATGACAGATCCTATCCAGGATGGTACCCCAGCATTGGGTGAACCAGGATTAGGACCAGACGGACTCCCTATCGTTCAAGTAGGAAAAGGGGCAAATGCGCCTGATCCAAGACTTAATGATATTGATGCCATGTTTGGTAATAATCAAGGTGCATCGAGTGATGGCAACCAACCCGTGGGTACACCAGAGTTTGATAAGGATGGACTCCCTATTGACCCTGAACCAGGCCAAAAGCCACCTGAAGTGAACCCATTTGACGGCATGAACCCCGACCAGAGAGCAGCACATTTTCAGTCGCTGTACAATAAACTGGAAAATGAACACAATCAGATGACGCCTGAATACGAAAAGTATAAAAGTGTGGCTGATTTTGTGAATCAGGTATACGAAGATCCGCAGGTAAAAGCAGCATTTATCGCTGAACTAGCCCCGGAACTTGTAAAACCAACGGACCCCTATGATGCATTACAAGTGCAACTAGGCAAAGAATTTGGTGCAGATTTCATACCCGAGGAAACTGAAGCATCCATCCCGTTATCTAAAACGTGGAGATACCATAAACGAGTGGACGAACTGTATAAACAACATGCCGAGAACCAAGGCGCGAACGTACCTAAATCTCTTAAGGAGTTAAGGTTAGCACGCGAAGAGGAACTAAAAGCGGTAGATGCAACGAATGCAACTGAACGACTAGCTATTATGAAAGAAAATAACTGGGGCCAAGCTGATTGGGATGACTTTTCCAATTGGGGAGGTAAGTTGAAAACGAAGCATCTGTCACGGTATTTTGAGGCAGGACGTAAAGCGAGAAGAGGTAAAGCTCCTAATTTAGTTAATCAGGGTGGAACAGCGCCTACAGGGCAACCTAAGGCGTTTGAAAACTTAACTAACTTTTTTGGATAAAATAAGGAAATACAATGGCTAACGATTATACCATCCAATATTATGATGGACAACCGGTAGTTGATAATATTCCTGCAAGTTTTAGGATATACGACAGACGTACAGCGATGCTCACTAAAATTAGTGAAGGTCGCGCGAATCTTATGCGTCTCTTGTTGAACTATGCCAAGTCAAATGGTGCTTTTGTAGCACGTGACGTTGAAACACGTTGGGGCATTGAGTACGAGCGTTTAGCTCGAATCTTTGGTTCCGCTGATTCTGGTAGTACAAGTGGATCAAAACATGATCTCTTCTACTTTACTAATGAAGAAGCACGTAGATTGCAAGCTGGTGATATTCTTAACCTTATGGGTATGTGGGTATCAACAGCAAGAGCTTTAGAAAACGCAACTGGCGAGGACATGAACATTAAAACAAGTTCATTCCCATTACCAGAACAGGTCAAAATTGTCACTAACTTTGGTGATGGATCTGGCGCAACTGCTGCTCAAACAAAAGTACAAGTAAGACGTAACTTTGGGGGTATTGAACCCACAGGTCACGCAGATATGACGTTTGACATAGCTGGTGGAACATGGACAGCTCCTATTACTGAACCTTTCTTATGGAAAGCTGGTAACTCTATCGCTGAAGGTAGAGATGATCAGTTAACTTACACTGATGTCGATCAGTACGATTATAACTATTGCCAAATAGTAATGCGTAAATGGTCTGCAACTGAAACTGAGCAGAATGTTGCTCGTTTCTTCTCCAGTGAAAAGACCTTCCAGAGAAACGGTCGTAGAGCACTTGAAGAGTTCTTCAAAGAACTTGAAGTAGCTGCTCTCTTCGGTAAGAGAATGACTGAAACAGAAAACGGTCGTAGAAAATGGTACGCAGGTGGTATTGCGGAATTTATTCCGTCAGGTAACCACGTAGCATATGACGACTCACTGTTCCAGACTAAGAACTTCAACGAGCAGTTGAAGAATATGTTCTACTATGGTGGACAAACTAAACTTGGAACCGTTGGTGCTGATTTCTATACAAAATTCAGTAACATGATCGATAATAAGATCATACTTCCCGCAGCTACAAATGCTTGGGGAGTTGAATTAGTACGATTTAGCGCTACAAACGGTGGAGTATTGCTATTAGCACCATCCGATACCTTGTCTCTACATGGTATGCAGGATTTTGCATATATAGTTGATCCGGCACATTTCCAGTATGGTCATTTGCAGAATATGGATATCAAGACTATTAACGTCCCGATAACCAATCCGCATGAGCAAGAAGCTGAAATATACGGACAGATAACTTTCAAAAGAACTAACCCTAATGCACATTGGGTATTCTTGAAAGCTACTAGCTAAAATAATTTAAGAGAGGGGGTAAATTCTCCCTCTTGAATTTTTAATTAATATAAAGAAAGGAGCCGTAAATGGCTGCTGCTTTAGGAACATGGTCTGCAGTATCGCAGTCCAAGCCCATGCGAATAGAAGGTCACACTTCTAACGTAGAGGGTACAATACTTTATAGACAAATAATTGAAGGTACAGTTGGTGAGACCACAGAGACTGGTGATACTTATGTATTACCTCATCAGTTTGATCAGATAGCATTTATCGCTGGAATGCCCATTGGGGCTGAAGGTGCTAACTTTCTATTGGGTGGAACTACAACTCTGAAAACAGGTGCAAGCTATGCTAATGCCGCTTCAGTGTCAGGACCTACACAGATTACCACAGCTGCTACAGCTGGTGCATCTACAGTAGTCCTCACAGCTGCAAGTGCAATTAATGATGTCTATAATGGATGTTTCGTAGATATTCGTTTTAGTAATGGTAATAGCCAAACAGTTAAAGTAACTGATTATGTAGGAGCAACTAAACTTGCCACTATTGATCAGCCTCTAGCTCAATCTATTGCTGCTACAGGAACTAACTATGTAATCAAGGGTACATTGATAACGGTTGATGACATTGCTGCCACGCCTACTTTGATCTTTGATGTAACTGGTTCATTTGTTTAATAAATAAAAAGGAACCAACATGGCTAATAGACGAAGTAAAATAATGGACGTACCAGTTAATCCTGCAATAATGCCAGGTTTAATTATGGTTGCGGATACTATAACAGGAGTTAAAACTGAATCTCATACAGTTGTTTTCCCAGCAAAAACTATCATAGCGGTTGTGGTTTCACAGCAAGCTGATACTGATGCCGAGAAGGTAGCTTATTCATTTTCAGTCAGCTCTAATGTAGCTACAGTTACCTTCACTCCTACGAGTGCTGGTACAGCTGCTGCATTTAGTTATATAATCCTTGCCTCTGTTACAGAAACAATTGCCGCTGGAACTGCAAGTTCCGGTGAAGTACTGACACCAGTACAATAAAGGAATAATATGGCTACACCTATACTTGATCAAGTCAGTATAGACATAGCTTACAAATTGCAAGATCCCGTTTCGGCGGGGTCAAGCAATGGTACTAGGCTGTCTGCTGACGAACGATTCCGTTATATCATACGGGGATACCGTAGGTTGATGAGGATGATTACGATTTTATATCCAGATCTGATGTCTAAGATATCTCATAGTTTCTATGAAACTGCATCTGGAACA